GATGGACTTAAAGAGTTAGCTGGTTCCGTAAATGACTTTATGAGAAATAGATATGATATCTATGATATCATTATCCAAGCTGCTGATGAAATCGTTCCTAAGAAAGTTATTGATGCTGTAGGTATTTTTGCTGAAGTTCAGAATGTACCACAGGGTCAAAAGGCTCTCTTCAGAACAAGACTTGGCAGAACAAGAGCAAGAAAGTTCCTTACTCAAGTAGGTCTTTCTGGCGTATATGAAACATTCAGACTTGACCATGGCTACTTTGAACTTAGTGGTCATGCAATCGGCGGTGCTTGCAGAATTGACTTTGAAAGAATGCTCGATGGCGCTGAAAATATGGCTGAACTCGTTTCACTTCTTACTGAAGCTCAGACAGATGCTGTATATCAAGAAGTACAGAAAGCACTTCGTGCTGCTGTAACAAAGACTGGTGTTCCTACTAATAACAGAGTTATTGGTTCTTGGGACAGCGCTGAAATGATGAAGCTTATCTCAACAGTAAGAGCTTATGGTAATGGCGCAGTAATCTTTGCACCACCTGAATTCGTTGCTGCTATGGGCGCTGATGATATTGTTCCAGTTCCTGCAAGCGGAAACTATGGTGGAGTATATCATCCACAAGATATTGACGCTATTCATAATACTGGTTATATTAACATCTTTAGAGGTACTCCAATCGTTCAGATTCCTCAGTCATTCATTGATGAAAGTAATACTGAAACTTGGATTGACCCACAACTCGCTTATGTACTTCCTACTGGCGGTGAAAGAGTTGTTAAAATCGTATTTGAGGGCAACACTCAAGTTTACGATTTCACTAATAGAGACCAGTCAATGGAAATTCATACATATAGAAAGATTGGTTCTGCAATTTTAGCTTATCATAACTGGGCTATTTATAAGAACTCTGATATTCCTCAGACTTATGCAGAAACTCTTGAGTATATTTAATGAACCGAAGGGGAGGGGTTAGTCCCCTCCCTTATTTATTTTTGTAGTGGATATACGCACTTGAGATGCGCGCGGGTGGTCCCGCGACGCATATGCTGAGCCAATTCAAAAATGAGTTGAGCGGCCGCAGAGTGCGTAAGACAAATTCAATTAAGGAGTTAAAAGGAGTAAAATGGATAATAAAGTAAAAGTTAAGAGTTTAGTTTCAAGTAGAGTAGTAATATCTATTCCTGATATGAGACTTAGACGTGTGTGGGAAAAGAAGGGCGCTGTTAAAGTAATTCCTTTTGATCAACTTGAAGAGGCCATGTATAATCCTGGAGTAGAAAATCTTTTCAAAGAGGGTGTGCTTGGTATTGATGATATGGAAGTTAAAATTAAGCTTGGTCTTGAACCAGAAGATGCTAAAGAGCCAATTAACATTATAACTCTTGATGATAAACAGAGAGAGCGTTATCTTAAGGTTCTTCCAATGCATGAGTTCAGACAGAAGATTAAAGAGCTTCCAAAAGAACAAATTATGGAACTTGCAAATTATGCTATTGAGCATGAGATTGCAGATTTTGATAAGTCTGAGTTATTACAAAAGGCAGTAGGTATTGATATTCTAAGCGCGATTAAACTTAATAGGGCAGACAAAGAGGTAATGCAGGAGGCATAGAATGACTTCCATCCATAAAGTTTATGAAGCTTTTTTATCAAAGATGTTAGAGGACGAATGGCTGCACTGGACAGAGGAGGAAATCGAGGCGGATTGGCGCCAATTGCTTGATGCTGCAATTCCGAATTTTAAGTTCCCTAGAGTCGATATAGACATTGATGAAAATGGTAACTTTTACGGCGACCTTGGTGTAGAGGAGATTCAAATTTTAGCAACTTTTATGAAGTGTGAGTGGCTCAATAGAGTTTTACTTACTTGGGAAAATGTTAAACCATTATATGTAGAAAGGGACTTTTCACAGGCTAATTTGATTGATAAATATACCAAACTCCTAAAAGAAGAAAGAGCCAATGCAAAAAATCTGGAGAGATTATATTATCGTTCTAGAAAAAGAAAGCCATTCGATTATACGAAGTTGGCAGGTGAATAGAATGGATTATATCCCAGAGATGTTGGAAGCTTATAATAATAAGTTGAAAAGCCAATTGTATGGGTTATTATGTGAGTATGAGCGCGGGCGCGATTGGGAATCCTTTCTTGATTCAATTTTAATTGAGTTAGAAGGATTTGATATTGATGAGCGTACGATTGATTATTATTCCTTGTATCATAAACTTGCTTCTTGTAGGCGTTTAAATTATAAGTATTTTAGAAAGACCATATTTGATTGTATGGCTTTACTTTCTCGCGGAGAAAAGGAGGGAGAGTAATGAAAGCTGAATATTATAATGACGTTTACTTGAAAAGATTGAATAGGTATGGGATTGATTTTCAATCGCGCATGCAGCGCCAGCGCGAAGAAAACTTCAAATTACAGTTGCAACGTTCAGTTTATTATGTAACTTTCGACTATAAAGATAATGAATATGAAGGTGAGTTTACACCTTTAAAGCAAAATGAAACAAAGACTATGCATTATCTTTTAACAGATGTACATTTGGATATGCCAAATGGGACTATTCTCATGATGCCAGATAAAGATGGTGAGCGAGAGCCTTGGATGATTTATTATTTAGAAGATTATGTGGCAAGCGGATATAATAGATATATTATGTTAAAAATGACGCATAAGTTGGAATGGATAAATCGTCAAGGAAAGAAGTGTTGGGCTTGGGGCTATTTTTATGGTCAAGAAGACAACATGTTGAAAGATGAGTTAAAGTCTAGAAGTAGAAATAAAACTCTTTATACTGAGAACTTAAAGTTAAGTTTCTTTATTACACCACTAAATGAGAATATTAGAAAAGATGATTATTTAGAGGTTTCACAAGGTAAATTAACTGAAGCTTATGTAGTTACAGGTTATGATATACAATCAACTCCAGGGGTTGAATTTGTATCGGTTGACCCTCAGTATTTAAGAGACCATAGTGACCCACCAATTCAATCTGCCGCGGATGAAGATAAAGATTTTTATTGGTTAAATCGTGGAGGTGAAGCATGAGTGTAAGAAATTGTGCTGAATTGGGGGAAAATTTACAGTATGTGATAAAGAGATTGTTTGCAAATCAAGATTTGTTAAAATTGCTTTACTATACTGATAAAGACCCGTTAGCTAACGAAGATTTAACTGATGAACAGATACAAGAAGAAGTGTTTGAAAAGTTGGTTAAGATTGTTCCGCGAGTTGGCCCGCACGAGACAGCTCATTCAGTTGTTGCTGTTAGAGTCGCGCGCGGTCAAGGTTTGGCGTCAAATGGTGAGTTTAGAAATGTTGTGATTAGTGTGGAGATATTTGTTCCACTTACACAATGGATTATTAAAGGCACTAATTTGCGCCCGTTTGCTATCATGGGTGAAGTTCAAAAATCATTAAATGGTAAGAAGATTGAAGGTTTAGGTAAGATGGTTGGTGGAGATTTTGCTTTAAACTTTTTAACTGAAGAAATTGGAGCCTATGAGCAAACTTTTATAATTACTACTTATGATTGATGAACGGATTTTTCTTGGCTATCCAATAGATTTTAAGGATATTTGCCAGATATATCCACCGACGGTAAATGATGTGATTGGAAATAAGGATTTTCTTATTTACCAATCGCTATTTACTATAACGCAAGAAGATTTGAATGATGCGTATGGGCAAGACGAAAGAATTAAGCAAGTCCCAACTCCTTTTCAATATTTGTTGATGAACTATTATCAAGATGAAATGATAAGAGGAAAAATACATGAAGCATTTCAACAATTCATACATGAGCCAGTAACAATTGTGCCAGAAATTGAAATGTTATTGATTGGGAAAAGCGAAGATGAAATTGACCCAGACGTAGATTTGGAAAGTCCGAGGTTATTGACGGAAGAGAACTTTTTTGAATTTCAAAATATGATTCGAAAAGTTATGGGCGAAAGTGAAGCCAAGCCACCAGAGCCAGAAGACCCAAATTTAGACCCACGCATTAAGAGATATAAGGCGAAGATAAGAGCAAGTGAAAAAATGCTTGCGAAAAAGAAAGCTGGTAAAGGTCCAACTTTTGGAACGCTTCTTGCGGCAATTTGTTGTATGGGAATTGGTTTGACTCCACTTAACATTGGAGAGATGAGCTATGCGTGTGTTCATTGGTTAATTGCAATGGAGCAACAAAAGGAAGAATATGATATTGATATTCGAGCTTTGCTTGCGGGCGCGGATAGCAAAAAAGTTAAACCAAAATATTGGATTAAAAATATAGATTAGGAAAACGAATAGGAGGCTATATAATATGGCAATTATTCTTGATAAATATGCTATTAAAGAAGTCGCTGACGTTATGTTCTATGAGTTAGACTCAAAGGGCGCACCTTCTGCTCCAGTACTTTATCTTGATACTCTTAAGACTTCTACTTTAAGTCAGAGTTCAGAAGTAGTAGATGCTAGAGGTGGTAAGGGTAACGTTAAGATTCTTTCATGGGATACTAATAAAGAGCTTACTATCGAAATGGAAGACGCTGTATATAGTGCTAAATCTCTTGGCATTATGTTCGGTGGAAATATGAAAGTTACTGATAATAAACAAGAAGTTTTAAAAACTTTGCGTTATGACATTGCTAAAATTAAAGAAGCAACTGCATCTGGTGCTGAGACTGCACAATATTTAACTTTTGATATAGCTGGTAATAAATTGTATATTGCTAAAAGCCTTGTAACTGCTTTTAGTTATCAAAACACTAGTGGTGTTGAAGTAGAAGACCCCGTTCCACTTGTTAATAATACAATAACTTGGAGCACTGGTAAAACTAGCAATAATCAAACAGTTGAATTTATTACTTTTGATTTACTTGATTGTACTTCTGAAGCAGAGCCTAGAAGTGCTTCTCCTAATAATGGAGTAATTAGTGGAGGAGTTACTATTAATATTGGTGCGGAATTTAATTCTAATACTTACTATATTACTGGTGATACATATGCTAGAAACGTTGCTTCTGGTAAGGATGAATTTTTACAGTTCATTATTCCAAAGGGAAAAGTTTCTGCAGAAGATGTAAGTCTTACGATGGAAGCAGATGGAGACCCAGCTACATTCTCAATGACAGTTCAATGCTTAAAGTCTGAAAGTGGAGATATGGTTAGATTGGTTAAATACAATCTTACTGCAGGTAGTGATACTGGTATTAAGAACAAGGGTGTTGCATCTGTACTTGATGATTATGATAACTATGTTGATGGAGATTATACTTCACCTTCTGCTAAAATTTCAGGTAATTCACAAATTGTTGAGTAATTTAATAGAGCAACTTAATGGCGGAGGGGCGGTAACGTCCCTCCATTTTGTTTAGGAGATACAAATGGAAAATCAATTTGGAATGCAAGAGCTATACTTTGTGCAGCTAAAATCCACTTCTATAATAGAGATAAACGGACGTCAAATTCAGCCTGGTGAAGTAATAGCTGCATTTGACAAAATCCAAATTGCAAACTTTAAAGAACTTCATCGTGAGGCCGCGGCACAAGGTGGATATCAAAATCGAAAGTTAGTAATTTGGAATAGGACTGAGGGAGTAGATTTAGTATTTACACAAGGTGTATTTTCTAAAACACAATTTGGACTTATGAATAACGCGCGATTACTTGAACTCAAAAAGGAAAATTGGATAGTTTATATTGCGCAACGGGATGAATTAGAAACAAATAGTGAAGGTATAATTACGTTGACTCATGAGCCAGCCAATAATTATATTTTCGTTTATAATAAAGAAACAGGTGAGAAATTAACTGGTTTAGAACGTACTGGGCCAGATACTATACAAACCCCTCTAGTCTACAAAGATGTTATTGTTGATTATGAATATGCCTATGACAATGGCGCGAACGTAAGTTCTATAGGTGAAGACATCTTTGAAGGATATGTGACTTTAGAGGGACGAACACGTATAAAGGATGACGTTACGGGTGAGACTCATACGGCAATCATATATATACCGAAGTTGAAAATAACGTCAGACTTTAATCTAACGCTTGGGATGAATGCACAACCAATTGTTGGCAAATTTACTGGTACGGCTTTAGCTACCGGAGATAGGAAAAGTTCTAAAGCATTAGAAATGTATTATCTAGAGGATGATATTGATAAAGATAATGAGTGGCGTTAACTTTGGTTAACGCTATTTTTTATTGGAAAAGGAGGTATAATAAATGCCACAGCAAATTGATATAGTTGCGAATCTATTGGTGAAGGTAGATAATGCTGAGGCCGGTATCAATAAATTAAAAAATAGCCTATCTAAGCTTAAAATACCAGATGGGTTAGAGAATAGTTTTAAAAAAAGTTTTTCCAATTTAGATACTATATTTGCAAGATATAGAAGTCAAGTAGAAAAAGGCTTTAAAACAAAAGGTGACGTTAGTGCTTTTACAAAAACTAGTAAAGAATTAGATGCAGAATTAAATCGTATTTCTCAAAATTTTACAAAATTAACTGGTAAATCAATTGATTTTAAGGTTAATACGCAAGCTTTAGTAGAGGCACAAAATAAGCTAGATAAACTAGTAGAGGCAAGAGAAAAATTATCCGTTAATACTCTTCAAATGAAAATAGAAACCAGCGGAAAAATGGGTACCGCTGATATAGAAACATTATTAAAGAAGTTTGAAGAGTTAGCGGGGACTTCAACTAAAGCTGGAGAGGGTGCTAGTAAAGCTTTAATTTCTTTGCGTTCTGGCAATACAACTGCTGCTGTTGCGGAAGTTAATCAGTTAATTAATGGTTATAAAAATTTAGGCAAAGCAAAAAAAGAAGCTTTTGAAACTCAAGTTGGCTCCAATGTTACAGGAGTTTTTCAACAAGTTTTGCAAGCTGTAAAGCAATTAGATACAGAATTTGAAGCTGCAGACGGAAAAATTAAACAAGTTCAAATTGATTTAGAAAACACAAAAGCTAATCAGGTGCAAAAAGCAGGTGAAGCTGCCCAGCGAGCCGCGGATGCTTATGAGAAAGAACATAGTGCTATTAATCAAGCAAATGGAGCATTATTAGAACATGCTAGTGCAACTCAAAGAGCTGTAGATGAAGTTAAACAATTACAACAGTCAACTCAATATTTCTTTAGTTTAAGAAATATGATTAATCTTCTTAAACGAGGAATTAGAGAAGCTGTACAGACTGTTAAGGAACTTGATGCTGCAATGACCGAAACTGCAGTAGTTACTCAGTATAGTGTTGGTGATATGTGGGCTAAATTACCTGAATATACCGCCAATGCTAATGCATTAGGTGCTACTATTCAGGATATGTATGAGTCTACAACTCTTTATTATCAACAGGGTTTACAAACTGAAGCTGCGATGGGTATTGCTGCAGAAACTATGAAAATGGCTCGTATAGCGGGATTAGAAGCTAAAGATGCTACTGACATGATGACTGCAGCGCTTCGTGGTTTTAATATGGAGTTGAATAATACTTCTGCAGAACGTATTAATGATGTTTACTCAAACTTAGCTGCTAAAACAGCTTCTAATACTGAAGAACTTGGTAAAGCGATGCAACGTACCGCTTCGATTGCTTATTCTGCTGGAATGAGTTTTGAAGGTACTGCAGCTTTCTTGGCTCAAGCAATTGAGACCACAAGAGAACCGGCAGAGAATATTGGTACGGCAATGAAAACTATTGTTGCGCGTTTCCAAGAATTAAAAGAAAATCCTTTAGAAATTACCGAAGTTGATGGAGAAGAAGTTAGTTATAATAAAGTAGATAAAGCATTACAATCTATTGGAGTTTCATTAAAAGATACAAACGGTCAGTTTAGAGAACTAGACCAAGTATTTCTTGACATCTCTAAACGTTGGGACGGATTAACTCAAACTCAACAACGTTATATAGCTACTATTGCTGCTGGCTCTAGACAACAGTCTCGTTTTATTGCTATGATGAATAATTACGATAGAACTGTTGAATTAATGAGTTATGCTAATGATAGTGAAGGCGCTTCAACAGAACAGTTCGGTAAAACTTTAGAGTCCATGGAAGCCAAATTAAATAAATTCCAAAATGCTTGGAAAGAATTTTTAATGGGCATTATGGATAATACTTGGACTAAGCGTTTAGTTGATGGTGGAACTAAGGTTTTAAATATAGTTAATGATATTATTAATGTATTAAGTTTTAATGGAAAAGCGGGCTTATTAAAATCTGGACTTTCTATTTTTACTGCTTTTACTGCTTTAAAAGGAGTCGGCCGTCTTGCCAATCGAACGATTAGTGGACTGGGTGGACTTGTAGATCCAACCTCATCTTTTGGTAAAGGTTTTTGGTCAGCTAATACCCCTGGTAGTCAAGGCGGAATAGCCGGAAGAATTACAACCCCTATTGTAGCTAAACTTAATGAACTCATAGCTGTTGAAAAAACTAAAAATGGACAAGGTGGACAAAGCGGACAGCCAACGAAAGTTGTTTCATCGGTTGCTGATTATGAAAAAGCTAGACGGTTATTAACTAGTGGTAATCTAACTTTTGGAAGTATTAGGGGCCAGTATAATACTTTATCTGATGAGCATGCTTATGCTGCATATCGAAACACTCCTGGAACAGTTGATGCCATGAAACAAGCAACTATGGGGTGGTTTAATAGTAAACAGTTAAATAGTGAAACTCAAAAAACTGGACAACAATTGATGTCAGCTATTTACAAAGGAATGAAGAAAAAAGAAATTCCTGTAAAAGATGGCATTAAATTAATTGGGCAACCTCAAAAATGGGGACAAGCTTTTGGAACAGATGTGGCTAAAAATTTCTCTGCTACATATGCAAAAGCCATGGCATCACAGAATGCAGAAAAAGCAAATCAAGAAGCTTTAAAATATTTAGTAAAAGACCCAACTCAATATACAATGGGTAGTAAAGCTTTAAAAGATTTAATGCTAAATGATAATATGCGCGAGGCATATAAACAGAGATATGCTGCAGCTAGAAAATTATTAGATGAAGAAAGTTTAAATAATATATCTGTTCCTTTGGGTAAATCTCAACAGTTGGCAAATACTATTGGAGTACTGGGTTCAAAATTCTCTGCAGCAGGCTTATCTATACAAATGTTTGGTGCTCAACTTGGACAATTAAGCCCTGCGTTACAAGGTGTGGGAGCTTTAATTTCTCAAGTAGGTACAATGGTAGCTACTTTTGGTATGGGTATTTCTGGCATTGGAACTGTTGTAGCTAAAGTTGGTGGACAAATAGCTGCTGGAGTTGCTGCAGTTAAGTATGGTAGCGCAGCAATGGCAGCAGCAGTAGCATCTGGTGCGGTAGCTGCAGAAACAACTGCCGCGGCAACTGGTTTGGGTGCTATAAAAGCTTTTATTGGTGGTTTTACGGGAGGTATGCATGCTGGTCCAATAGCTGCAATCATAGGGGCGGTTTTATTGGGAGCTATTGCTTTAGTTAAAAGTCATTTAGAAAAAAAAGCTAAAGAAGCTGGTGAAGAAGTAAGAAATAGTTTTGAAAAAGGCTTTACAGAAAATGACAAAAAAATTAATTCTCTTGCTAGTAATAAAGATAGATATGCTGAACTTTCAGAGGGTGTTGATAAATTTGGTCATAATGTAAGTTTATCAGATGAAGAATATCAGGAATATCTTTCTATCAGCCAAGAGTTGGCTGAATTATCTCCTTCATTAATAGCTGGGTACGATGCTGAGGGTAAAGCAATTTTACGTAAAGCTGATGCAATTGATGAAGTTATAGATAAGCTCGAAGAAGAAAAACAAGCTTCTTTAGATAATTATGTTACCAATGAGTCAATTAATGATTTAATTGGTGAGTATAAAACGTCAGATGCTTATAAGAATAATCACGAAACATTTTCTGGCACTACATCTACTGGAAAAGCAGTTAATAAGAGCTTTAATTCAGAAAGAACAAAATTAGCTAGTTCTCTTAGCAAAGCAGGGGTTGATTGGTCTGATTTTTCTCAAATGCTTAATGAATTAGGTATAGGTGAAGCAGCATCTGTAGATGCTTTAACAGATCGTCAATTGATTTTAATCTCTGATCATTACAATGATATTTTAAATAAAATTAGAGAGTTTAATCCAGAAATAAAGGAAGAAGCAGAAGAAGGATTAAAAGAAGCTTTTGCGGGCACACATGATTCTATTGAAGAAGTACTTTCAACTGGTAAGCCAATAACTGATGCTTTACAACAGTGGATGGGTCAAGAAGAATTAGATGCTGTTGGTTTAGAACTTGGGGAAGAATTTATTAGTGGCTTCAATGAAGGCTTTGAAGGACTAATGCTTGAGGGCCTAACTAAAGATTGGGATCCTAAAAAATATAAAGAAGAAATACAAGATTATTCTGAAGAATGGAAGAAAATGGCAGGTTCAACTTCAGAATATAGTGATATATTAAGAGAAGCAGATAGTTTACAACAAGATTATTTAAATCATATTAATGATGACGATGCAGTTACTAATTATGAAAATCAAGTAGAGGATTTAGCTGTTGGCTTAGAAGACTTAGCTGATACTTGGGAAAATTCCGGTAGAGCGGGACAAGTTTTTGCACAACAGTGTAGAGAACAAGCTAGCGAATTAAGAAATTATGCTACAGAAGCCAAAATTAATTTAACAGAGGCTTTAAATACTGCCACTGATGAAATAAAAGCTGCTGAAGGTGCTTTGGAAGAGTTTAATAAAGCTACAGAAAAAGATTATTCTACTGCAGCCGAAGGAATGAAATCTATTTTTGATAAGGTTACTGAAACCTTTAAAGATAGCTATGAAACAGAAATTAAAAAACATTCTGAAGGTAGAGGTGATGCAACTTTTTGGACTGGCGCAGAAGCTTTACTCAGTGAGAAGGCAATTAAAAAAGCTACAAAAGGAAAGGATGGATATGAAGCTGCCTCTGCAGTAGCAAAAAAAATACAAGACTTGGAACCTATGCTCCGAGAAGGACAAGAAGGTTTTGATGCTTTCACTCAAAGAGTACTTGAATGCGCTCCAGCAATGGATAAATTAGCCGAAGCTGGTGTAAAATATGATAAGCAAAGTGGTTTTATTACTAATATACCAGATGACCAATGGCATAATGTTGCTGTAGCTCTAGGAATATCTGATGATTTGTTAACTTCCATGTTAAACAAGGGACGTCAGTTTGCTAGTATTTCTTTTATGAATTTGGGTCAAGTTAGAAAATCTTTAGAAGAAAGTGATTTTACCATTAAGGGTCAACAATCTAATAAAAATGGACAACAAAGCCTTTATGTAAAAGAAGAAACATTATTAAATAGATTAGCTGAAGCAGGATATGTTAGAGAAGAAGAACAGCAGCAGCAAATAGACAAATTACAAAATAAACAAAATATACAAGTACTTAAAGCGGCAGAAGCATATGAAAAAGGTTCTAAAGAATTAGCTACCCAATTTAAAGATATGGGTATAAAAACACTTCCAGATTTAATTACTACTTTACATAAAACTGGAGAGTTTACAGAAGAAGAAATAAGAGCCTATGCAGAAAATCAAGGAATGATAGGCGATTTAAATTTTGATACTGTATATAGTGATTTAGTTAGTGCTTTAGATAATCCTGAATTAGCTAAACAAACAAACGAGTTGTTTAGACTTAATACTACAGCCACTAATATTTTAAACAATATGAACGAAACAAGTCCGCAACAACAATTAGAGGAAGCTCAAGAACAGCGTAAACAAACTTTTGGAGATGCTGGAGTAGATACTAATGTTGAAGCTTTTGGTCTTGGTCAAATTTTAGATGAAAATGGCGAACGCCAGTGGATGACTCCAGAACAGTTTGAGACTCAAAAGAAGTATATGTCTGAATTAACTCAAACTTATCGAGACAATGCGGCAGAAGCTCAAGCAATAGCTAATACGACCACTGGAGAAACATCAAAAAGTTATCAAGAGTTGGCTGATTATTGGACTAATCTAGCCGATGATGTAGATAGAAATTATCAAACGGGTTTGTCCGCATACGAATCATACTTACAACAAACAGAGAAAAGAAGACGTGAAAAAGAGAAGGCCGATAAAAAAATTGAAAAAAAGGCTGAAAAAGTAGCACCTGAAATTAATAATAAAGTAGTTGAAGGCGTTGAAAAAGTAACAAAAACTACTAATGAAGTCGTTAATAAAGAAATAAAAGAAACTGAAGAGAAAGTGGTTGTTACTGGAGAAGAAGACCCTAGTTTTATTTCATTACATGATACTTTATTAACCTTTAAAAAAGATCCGATTATTAATTTTTTAATACAAGCCACTGCTAATGAAGGAAATACTCCAGAATTAGAAGAAAAAATAGATGAAGTTTATGATAGAGTAACAGAACCAGTTACAATAACTGCAGATTCTTCTGATGCTATTGCTAAAGCAGCTGCGGCTTATAGTAGTATCACAGGTCTTCCTAGAAGTCATAATACTAGTATTAATGCTACAGATAATACTAGTAGTGTAATTAGTAGCATTAAAATTAAGTTAAATAGTTTAAAAGAAAAATTTACAGGTATTTTTAGTGGGCCATCTGGCGCTACAGGTATCAATAATAAAATATCTACAGATAGAATTCCTTCTTTTGGTTCTGCTGCAAAAGGTCATGGAGGTACAGTAGGACCTAAAAACAAAGGGGGATTAACCCTTACTGGTGAAAAAGGATTTGAGATTGCTTGGATACCTAGTGAAAATCGTTCTATGATTCTTGGTGCGAGTGGACCACAGATGTTAAATTTACCATCTGATGCTGTAGTATATACTCATGAACAATCAAAAAATATTTTAAAGCGTAAGAGTATACCAGCCGGTTCTCATGCTGATTATAGTGGAGATAGTTCGTCTTATCATAAAAAGTATTTTACTTTTACTCAATCAACTAATATTTCTTCTGGTCAAAAAGAACGAAAGAAGAAAAAAAATACAAATTCTGAAAATGCAGCTAAAGAAGTTATTAAAATTACAGAAAAAGCTGGAAAGGTTCTCGTTTGGTGGGAAAATGCTGCTCACCGTATGAATAAGGCTCAAAATACAGCAGAAAATACTCAAAAAAAATTAGATAGATTATTACTTACCTTTGGTACTACTTTAGAACAATATAGTAAACTTGGTGAGACACTTGAAGAAGATTTAAATAAAGTAGTTTCAATAGCAGATGAGAAAATCGCTCAAGCTAAAAAAGAGTTAAAAGCTTCTGATGAAGGTGTTTCTTTTGCAGATGCTGGAATTCCAAAAAAGACGAAAAGCGAAAAAAATGAACAAGCCGCTGCCAAAAAGAAACGAGATGCTGCAGAAAAGAAATTAAAAGCAGCTAAAAGTAATAAAAAGAAAAAAAATACTAAAGCTAATAGGAAAAAATATACAGAAGCTAAAAAAGAATATGAAAAGGCTAAAAAAGCATATCAAGGAACTTCTGGGTATAAAAAAGATGCTGAAAAAAATGCTTATGCAGAGGCTATTGGAGCAAGAGTTAGTGTATCATATGAAAAAACAAAAACTGTCTCTAAGAAAAATAAAAAAGGAAAAGTAACCAAAACTAAAAGTAAAGTTACTGAAAATAAAACCGTTAATTTAGCAGATTACATTACTCAAGATGAAGATACAAAAGCTTATATTCTTGATCAAAAAGCAATTAGTAAATTAGCTTCAAAAAATAAATCTTTAGCTGAAGCAGTAAAAGAAGCCACAGAAAAGCAACTTAATACATTAAATTCTGAATTAGAATCAGCCGAATCAGAAAAAGAAGATGCTTTACAACAGCTTGAAGAATTTTATAATAATGCCTATGATGCTTTTAATCAATGGGATAAAGTTATTACTGATGTTTATTTATTAAGTCAACAGTTAGAAAAACTTAATAAATTAAATGCCATATATGAAGCTGTTGATGAGTTACAAACCGCTAAATTAGAAGCTGGTTTTGGGAATATAGCTAATAGTATAGATATAGTACGAGATGTTTTAAATAAAAGTGCTGAAACAATGATTACTCAAGCAAAGGTTAATTATGAAATAGTTGATAGCACTTGGAAAGAATATCAAGATGCATTTAGTTTAGAAACTGGCATTATAGAATTAGGACGTTTTGAAAATGCTACTAATGCTACTAAAGATTTAAGTTCTAGAACCGCTGCACTCAATTTCTTAAAAGATATTGGCTTTAATGAAAATAATTTTGATTATGACAAAGCCTTAGAAGTTTTATATAAACAACGCTGGCAAAATGAAGACTATGATAAAATTAAAGAAGGGCTAGACCTAATTGCTGAGAAGCAAGGCGCATATTACGATGCTTTAGCTAATACTTTTAACTCATTAACGGATGTCTATAAAAAAATTGAAGAATATCAATCATATATGGTTGATTTTGAAGACTCTTTGGTAAAAGGTCTCGAAGAACAGACTGATAAAGAGATTGATAAATTGAGCAAGCTTAATAGTACTTTAGATACTGCAGCGAAGAATTTAATTGATGAAGTTAAACGTAAATTAGATGAGCGCAGAAAACAAGAAGATAATGCTAAAACTGAACAAGACATTTCACAAAAACAACAACGTTTAGCAGCATTGCGAGCAGACACTTCTGGTGGACATGCAGTTGAAATTGCTCAGTTAGAAAAAGAGATAGCAGAAGCACAGCAAAATTATGGACGAACACTTGAAGATCAGCTATTGGATAAACTATCTCAACAACAAGATGAAGCAACAAAACAAAGAGAACGTCAGATTAATTTACTTGAAGCTCAACGAGATTTAGCCGCGGCGACTGGTACTAATGTAGCTCAAGTCAACGAATGGCTTCGTGATCCTGAGCGCTATCAAGAACAAATTAAACAGGCTTGGCTGGCTAACGCTGGTTATGATGAAGCTACTGAAAATGGACAAAAACAATTATTGCAAGAATGGGATGCCGCATGGATGCGTTATCGAGCAATTAGTGGTGATAATGGTGCATTAGCAACATTAATGGCTTATGCTACAGAAATGAGAAGCAAGACATTAGATTCAGAAGGTAAAGAAGTTGAGTCTACTATTAATTTATCAACTATTGAATCTTCATTGACTACCATTATTACTGATTTAGAAAAAATGATACCAGAAATTAAAACAAAGTTTTCAGTAAAAGAATTACATGATATGGGTGTAAGTGCTGCGACGGCGAAGAATTTAGCGACGGAAGAAATAACTGATGAAAATGGTGAAGTAACTAAAAAAGCTCCAACTGCCAAAGAAATGGTTGAAGGGGGTTTTAAAGAAGGCGTTTCTGATTTATATACTGCAAAAGAAGCTTTTAAGAGTGGTATTACCAATCTGAAAGATTTATTAGATTTAGGATATACAAGTAAAGATATAAAATCTCTTGGTTTTACAAATGCAAAAGACTTCAAAACAGCAGGCGCGAAATACTCTGATGTTAAAAAAGCTTTTACTTTGGAAGAATTATCAAAAGCTGGTTATAAAGATGCTACAACAGAGCTTGATAAACAGAAAAAAGAACAAACCTATAAAAATAAAATAACTTCTATTGCTAAAAAGAAAAAAGTTTCTGCAAAAGATTTAAAAGATTTAAAAAAGATAGCAAGCGATGCTGGTCATGGAGAAAGAACTCTTTTAAAAGCTTTGGCAGATACTAAATCGTTAAAGTGGGAAGATGTTATAAAAGGTTTTAAAAGTGCTGGATGGAGTAAATATAGACTTGCTTTAAGTTTTAACGATACTAATTTTAAAAAGGGTTTTGAAGCTGTTTATGGAAAAGGACAGTATGAGAAGATTCGTAAACAAGCTAAAGATAATAAAAAATCTCCATATAAATATGCAACCGGTGGTCTTGCTGATTATACTGGCCCAGCTTGGTTAGATGGTACTCCTTCAAGACCAGAACTTGTGTTAAATGCTACTGATACTAAAAACTTTATTGCACTTAAAGATATATTAAGTAAAGCTATAAAGGTAGTCAACTCATCCGAAGATCAATATGGTAATGCAACTTATGAAATCAACATAAACGTAGATAAAATTGCAAACGATTACGATGTAGACAAAATGGCTGAACGTGTTAAGAAAATCATTGTTAAAGACTCATCTTATAGAAACGTAACTCAAGTACGTAAATTCAGATAATAAAAAAAGAGGGACTTAATTGTCCCTCTTTTCTTTTTGTCTTATTAGCTCGTCTAATATATCATATATTGCCCGCGCGATAGCATAAATGAATCTATCCTGCCAAATATCACACCTATCTGCAGTTCTAATCAAAATTTCTTCCATGTTTTCGCGGTCTTCTGTTAATCTTTTTTTAATCATTAGTTAAGAAAAGGCATAAGGGCTTCAAGGTCTTCAGGTGTGCATTCTACCTCTTCACCGAAATCATCAATTGTTAAATTACAATTGTCAATTTCTACAGTAAGCTCTTGTAAATCACTTAATGCTTGATTACACTCTTCAATTTTTCCATCTTGAATCATAATCTGATTACCGTCTTCGCTAAATACAATCTGACCATTTTCATCTTTTTTAGCATAGGTATCAACGATTTCTTGGAACTTATTACTATAAAATTCTCCTTCTGCCTCAACTGCTTTCTTAAGCTTGTTCAATTTATAAGCAACTTTAAGTGGAAGCTTATAATCTCCAAAGATATCTCCAGCATTTCTGAAAGCAATAATTTGGTCCATAGTTACATTAACCATTAAAAATCCTCCTTTATTCCCAATTGAATATTTCAACTTTTTTCTTATGAGTTTCATTTACATATTTTCCGATTCCGATAGCATCTGCCACATCATCGGAAACAGTTATATCAAACCATTCCTTTATTTTATTTTGCATGGAACGTTTTTTATCCGCACGCGAGCGTCCTTTTACACCACTGTGATTACGCCAAGTCGCGGGCGGGCAAACTATGTAGTCAACTTTTAAATTATGACAGGTTGCCATTAATATGCCCTGTAGTCGTGCAAGGGTTTGATAGGTTGTTACTCCTACCATTTTATCGTTAAACTGTTGAAGCTGTATTCCTTCTAAACCAATTATGTCAGGTTTCCAATTGTGAACTAGTTGAATCAGCCAGTTTTGAATTTGGACATCTCGTTCAATTTCATCCTCTGCGGTAGCTTCAAAAGTACCAGCATATACTAATTCTTCATTATCAAAAATAGAATAACCAGTAATGTGAGTGGCTTGGTCTAATCCAATTACCCGTTGTACATCTTTAGATTTAGGTTTGACCGCTTCAGTAAAATTATAGTATTTATTTGCTTTACATAAAGGACATTCCCATTTATCTCTTACTTTTTTATAGGGAACATTTATTTCATGCCCTTCATCGCATTTAAAAATTAATTCTGTACTTAGATTTTTATATTCGGTTGAAATTAGTTCCCAACCATGTTCTATCGCCGCCTTTCTAATATCTTCAACTTTTATTTTGCTCACATTCCTGTGCTACCGAAGCCACCGCCGCGATTTTCTCCTATTTCGCCAACATTTTCTACAGCCAAGAACTGTGCATGTGGTACTTGTACGAGTCTCATTTGTGCAAATTTTTGACCCGCCGCGATTGTATATGATTGACCATGAAGGATTGACTTGATATGGATTTCTCCATTATCATCAAATTCATAATCTATATCTTTGAAAGGTGGTTCAATATTTTCTATTATTACTCCGATTTCATCGCGATAGCCGGAATCAATAAGTCCTGGCGTATTGGCAACCCGAAGTTTTGTTTTGACAGACTGTCCACTTCTTGGTTGTATGAGAAGCGCATATCCCTCAGGAATGGCACATTTGATACCAGTAGGAATAATGATAGTTTCACCAGGGGCGATAGTATATTCTGCCGGTGAGATAATGTCCATACCCGCATCTGTATCATGCGCGTATTGTGGTGGTAAATTTCCGTTAAGGACTTCACAGGGAATTATTATTTCTTTTGCGGTTTTATTACTCAGCTCTTCCATTTTATTGGCTGACATCATAGTAATTTTACGCAAGAAGTCTTTCTTTTCTTCGCTAATAAAGTCAATAGTATCAATTGCTTCATTAATTAGAACAAAATCTTGTTGAATATTATCTACACTATATTCTTGTGAAGCTAACATAGCTATCATTTCAGCTTGTGCTTCTTTTTCATTCAAAACTTCTTGAAATACTTGAAGAAAAGCTGGCTCTAATTCCTTAAACTGTTCGTCGGGAACATTCATTAAAGATTCAAAAATATCTAATCCACCCATTAAGTCGATTGCATCTTTATTGTCTTCATAGAATTGGGCAATTTCTTCTTCAGTTAATTCCGTTGTTTCTGTATCTACTTCCGCGGCCGGTTGTTCTTGAGCGCCATCTACTACATATAGTTTAGTTTCTTCATTATTCGAAGTCATCCCACACTCCTCCAAGTAATTTTTTAATAGTTACAACCCAAGCTTCACCAATAATTTCTCCTTTAGCTTTCTTGGTTTTATAATCATATCCACTTTTACCAAGTATATATCCTTTTGACTCAGCGTCTTTTTTGAATCCTTGAATTACTTTAATAGCGTCTTCTTCTGATTCAACTACATATTTTTCTGTTTGTTCAATTAATCTCATCGGTATCCTCCAACATTATAAGTTCTTTTGCATATGGAAGAGTAGCTATCCAGTCACAAAATTGATGCCACTCTTTTAATTTATGATTACGTCTTTGAAAATAGATATTACGGAGATTGGCGTATGAAAGGGAAACTGTTCTTGTTTGAAGAAAAGCATTTGGTAGAATTTGAACAAGTGCGCGCCAGTAAGATTTATCTTTGGTTTCAAGATATTTAAGACGCAGATTTTCGCACATATCTACTATATCATCAATATAATCATCAAAAATTAATTCCCACTCGCCATTAATCGATTTTCCCTGAACTACAATAATATCATTATTATCAAATTCAAACATTTCTTTCGTAATTGGCGCGGCCGCAAGCTTGTGCATTGTGCTTGTTGAGTTAGCTGTAGTTCCAACTTTATATGTATCAAATTCTTTAAAAAAGTATAATGGCGCAGTTATATCAACCCATACTATAATTTGTCTCATAAATTTAGCATGTTCTGGGCCGCCGCGGACTAATCTTTGGGCTAAATCTAAATCCTTTGGGCCAATATGATGAATGCACTCATTTGAGTCTGATTTATCCCATGAGTTCATAGGATTCCTCATTCCACGTAGGGCCGGTTTAAAACTTGATATTTCTAGTCGTTCAATTTTCATAGGTAAATCTCCTTCTAATTTTCTTTCTATATATATTATACCATAAAAAATATTTTTTGTCAAAATTTAAAACGCTGGATTTTTCAATCCAGCGTTTTTTTTATTCAACGACTTCTTCGATTACTTCTTCTTCTGAATCATCATCAAGCCATTCATAATTTTCTTCTTCATCTAACAGTGGCTCAACATTTTGACTAAACTCTGTACTCATTAATTCTACAGTATTTTTTCTTTGTAGCTTACTTACTAAATCACTAAAGAAATTAGAGCCTCTACTGAATAAAATACCAGTTAATATCATATCAATTGTCGGGTCAATGGCTAATCCTTGATATACTTCGCTTAATCCCTCATTAAATAATTGTACTTTGAAAACGAAGGCTAAAGCCACACCTAAAACAATAGTAATTCCTTGGGTAATTGCTGTTTTATAGTCATGAGCAACTACCATTCTATCAATTGTTTTTCCATACTCTACTAAAGCTTCTAAAACAATTGATACCATAATAATTAAAGCAATTGTTTTCATTAATTCCTCCTATTCTTCTATATAATGGCATTTTTTATTAACGAAGTAATCAGCCATTAATTCACCGCCAAACATAATAGTCATTACTAATGTCCACTTATCTACCCATTCCATTTCTAAAGTTGCATCTTCACTAAATAAGCAAATTAAACAAGAAACAATAGCAATTGTTAAAGCAATACCTTTGGCAATACGAACTTTTCTTCGCTGTTCTGCTCTTAAATTCTCATCCTTTTTTTGAAAAAGAAATACTAAAGCAGCTATACTAGTGAGAAAAGCAAGTATTATATTCATTACAGCATAACTACTCGTCATAATCCATCCCCTCCTTTTGTCCATCAATATAACCAAGCGTGTATTGACGGCGCATTTCTTCTTTTATGTTGTTGAAAATGTGCGGGAAGCAGCTTCCTACTAAAAATTCAAAAGAAACCTCTTTCATTTCATGTTTTTTAATTGCATTATAAACCTTATCTAGGGTTTCTACTTTAGTAGTAATATGTTCCATTATTCTTCTATCTCCCAAGCATCATTTTTTTTAATTCTAATATGTTGATTAGAACTCCCTCTAAATTTAAGTGACAAATCTTTTAAATTCTCGATAAAAGGGCCGTCAATTAATACGTCAA